ATGATCACCGACACAAAGCTCAGGAAGGCGCTCGGCAAGAAAAGAGATGATATCGAGATTATTTCTGATTCGCACGGGCTCAACGCCAGAATCAGCCAGGCCGGAAAAATATCATTTTTCTATCGGTATCGCTGGGCCGGTAAAGCGGTAAAACTCAATGTTGGTGATTATCCTGCAATGAGTATCACCCAGGCAAGAGAGCGTCGCCAACAATTCAGAAACTGGTTAACTGAGGGACTGGATCCGCGAGAGCAGGTGAAGCTGGATAAGCAGACCCGACAGGAAGCGATGTCCGTTGCCGAAGCGTTCAATTACTGGATTGAAAGGCACTGTATCGCTAACGGGCTAGTTAAAGTCGATTACTATCGCCAGGTGTTTGAGAAACATATCGCCGAACCGATGAAGAATGTCAAAGTCGATAACACAGCGAAAATGCACTGGATCAACGTCTTCGATTCTATAGAAAGCAGGGTGATGGCTCATTACATGCTTTCGCTGTGCAAACGGGCGTTTAGGTTCTGCGTTAACAGAAGTGTGATCGCCTCAAACCCACTCGAGGGATTACTGCCATCTGATGTCGGGCAAAAGCCTAAAAAGAGAACTCGCAGGATGGACGATGACGATCTGCGCAAAATCTATCAGTGGTTGAAAAGCCATATGTCGATAGAGTCCGTTTTCCTGGTGAAATTTATTATGCTTACCGGATGCCGTACGGCTGAGATTCGACTTAGTGAGAGATCATGGTTTCGATTGGATGATAATGAGTGGGTCGTGCCTGCGGGCAGTTATAAAACTCGGGTACATATTAGAAGGGGACTCTCAGACGCCGCCGTTAACCTGGTCAGAAATCACCTCAAGAAAATAAACACCAATCACCTGGTGACTTCACAACGTAAAATTGATGGCGGGATCAAAGATTCGCCCGTTCATTCACCTGTGGCATCCAATTACGCCCGTTCTATTTGGAATGGAACAGGTATGGCAGAGTGGTCGCTTCATGATATGAGGCGGACGATAGCCACAAATCTCTCTGAGTTAGGTTGCCCGCCGCACGTAATTGAAAAGCTGCTCGGGCATCAGATGGTGGGGGTTATGGCGCATTACAACCTTCATGACTATATCGATGATCAGAAACACTGGCTCCGCGTTTGGCAGAGCCATCTTGAAGAGATCATCGGAGAGCCCTTCAGTTAATTTATCTTCTTTTTATCCTCCCACTCTTTGATTGACTCAGAGCGCCAGCGGTTAGGGTTGCCGGGCCAGTCAGGGGGTGGGAACGGGCATACGAAGCCCCGAGGCATTGTGTCTGCACTTTGCCATGACCAAAGGGTTTTGCGTGAAATTTTGTAGCGACTGGTCAGGTCTGACGTTACCAAAATATCATCCATAGCTCTCTCCAGTTGCCCGTTCGGGCCATTCAAAATCTTTTTCAACCAACCTGCCCGGGCAGGGAGCGGAGACGGCGCATGCCGGTCATCGCTGTGGCCACGTAGCTCGCCTTTCGGTTCACCACCTCCACCCAGACTTTCACGCCTTCAACCTTCACCGTATAAGTCTCTTTCATCTTGCTTCGCCCATAGTCGCCATATGTTTGCAAGTGAGCTGCCAGCGCGATGTCGCATGCTTGGCGAGCTAAAGGTGATTGCTTACTTCCTTGATTGATCAGTCGCATATAATCTCCTTGAGGGAGGGTTACCCCTCCCGGTCTCGTCAGGCCACGTATTCCGGTTTCATATCCGCCAGGGTGATGCTGAATTGATCGTGCAGTTCATCGCCTAAGTGACGCTTTGAAGATGCAAGCATGCGCTCGGCTTCAGCGAACCGTTCGGCTGCATGCGGCTCGTCGGGCTGGGGCAGGGATTTAATAGCCTCCTCAACCTTGTTGCGTGCATCCACTAGGTAATAACGCTTTACGGCTTTGTTTTTCAGCTCGGTGAATAGTGCGGATCCCAGCGTAGCTTTCGCCGTTTCAATGTCGGCACGCAGCGATTTGGCGCTATCCACGTCCTGAGCAGATTCGATGCGTTCGCGGAAATCATCGGCAAGAGAGTCGACATTTACCGACGATTCCTGTGCGCTTTGCGTGGTTGTGACGGTGTCACCTGAGATATCAGCCAGGCTAACGCGTTGCGGCGTTGGGTTGATCTCTTTTTCTGTGCGCTGTTCAATCTCATCAGGGGTGTACACACCAAGAACAACTGCAGGGCAATACAGGCGCGCCCAGTATTTGAGTGCCAGATAAGCGATCTGCTGTTTCGGGTTTGATACCCAAAGTGGAGAATTACGTGTGATTACGCTGGAGAGGAAAACAGGCTCTCCCCAGGTGATATCACTTTCACCGCGAATAACGGCACCTACCCGTACCGACAGTCCTTGTTCATCAGCACTTTCCCAACCGCGTACCATTTCTTTCTTGTCGTACGTCCCGCCACCTTTCGCAGGCTTTTTAACGGTTATCTCGCGGCTGCTGGCACATTTCGACCAGTCGCCCTCGTACTCATAGTGAAAGCGGCCAACGATGGCGTTTGAGCTGGAGATCACCGCATTAACCAGTTGCGCTTCGTATCCCAGGACACCGTTAACCAGGTGCGTCTTTTGCGCCACGGCGTAAGGGTTCATACCCCACTGCATCGCCTGCATGATGATGGCCATGCAGTCTGCCGGATTGCCGCGGAGGTGCTCAGGCACCGTTACGGCTGCCTGTGCCATCAACCCGGCGACAGACTGAAGCTGGGTTAAAGCCTGCACGTTGAAAATGGCATTGCTGGCTGAGATCGTGTTTGGAGTCTGCTGTTCAGCGGTTACGATATTCGTGTTTTCCATCATCATTCCCCTTATGCCTGAGTACGCAGCGCTTCAAGGCGGCGCAGGTCGAAGTCGTTCAGTTCGTCGGTGTAGTCAGCAGTGATTGGCGCTGGCCATTCACCTGTGTCGAATCCGGTTGCGATATTGCGCATCGCTTTGCGGTACTCGAGCATACCCAGCTCCAGTAGTTCAGCGGATGCCTCGATGATGGCGATCCAGTGGTAGTTCTCGTCTTTGTTGACGAAAATCCAGAAGAACTGATCCAGCGCTGCGGTTTCGCAGTACATAGCCGCGCTCAGGTGATAATCACGTTCAATAATTTCCCGGTGTAGCCTGGCGCGCAGGCTTTCCTGCTTAACATTCCACATGCTGATGGTTTTCAGGTCTGCACCTATACGCACGCCATCCAGGTCGATCTCAAGGTCAGGGCGCACACGAACTTCCAAGCCCGTCTCCTCGTCAAAACCAAAGTAGCTCACCTCAACGGCTCGGCTAGGGTGGGTCAGCAGCATGCCGGCGGTCGGGTGTGCCAGAAGCGCTTTTTGAATATTCAGCGCGGTGCTCAGCTGCTGGCGGGTGACCAGCACTTTTCCTTCCGGGTTATCGCGCCAGGCATCCAGCAGTTCGTCGGCAAATACGGCATCTGGTTTGACTGCCTTCACGGCCTGGATCATGTCTGCTTTGGTACCGGACACTTTCAGTGGTGCCGGTTTCTGTGCTTCCTGAGCCACAAGGTCAGGGTTGATGATTGCCAACTGCTCCAGCAGCGCGTCACGGCTGCCGCTGGTTTTAACCGGCGGCGGCAGGGTGGCGTTGTACTCTTTAATGCATGCCTTCATTGCCGTCGCCGTCTGCTTCTGGTCACCATCAATACGCTGGAAGTCAGCTGGCAGCGCCATATAGTTCTGTGCCGTTTCTTCCAGGTTATCGCCAAGCGGAACCTGCGGCGGCAGGGTGGCGTTGTACTCTTCCAGTAACACCTTGATGTCGTCGGCAGACAGCAGCGCCGGCAGGCTGGCATTGTGCTCATCGATAAAGGCGCGCAGGGTCGCGGCCGTTGTGAATGCGCCTTCAGGGATCACCGGTTCAACGCTGAATTCTGCGTCCAGTAGTTCAGGCTGCAACGCCAGCGCATGCACCAAGTTGCCCATGTCCAGCACCGCTGAGCGCTCTTTGACGATGGTTTTCTCTACGTGGCGCGCATTGAAGTACATCAGCGAAACGCGCGCATCTTTCACCTGGGTTGAGCTGATGCCGTTGGCGGCGTGGTAAACCTCGTTTGGCAGCCCTTCATAGCGGCCTGGCTCGAAATAAGCGGGATAAACAACAGCCGGTTCGTCAGATTGCGCTTCTGGCTCGGTTTGTGCTGCAACTGGTTCGGTTTGGCTTACAGAATCGCTATTTTTGGCGACAGAATCCGTATTCTGGTTTACATCGTCCTTCTGGCTGGTATCTGACTCTTCACCAGACTCCAGACTGCTTTCGCCTGGCTGTACTTCATCACCAGCTTGTTTTTCATCACTGACAGTTTCTTGAACCTGCACATTGCTGGTGGTCTCCGTAGCCTTTTTCGTGCCATGAGTTGCTGAGTTCTGCAGCAAAGCCGTAACGTCGAATATTCCGTTGCCGACATTTTTAACCAGTTCTTGTTCGACTTTCTGCGGTTGTGCTGCCGCTTCCTCTGCGCGGCGGCGTGCTCCTTCTTCACGCACGCGTTGCAGGTTCTCTTCGTGAGTGCAGAAGGATTTGCGCGGAGACTCCTTACCTTCAGGTTGGGGAATTTCCTGTGCTGCGGGTTCAGCCTCATGCAACGGCAATAACTCGACCGCGGAATTGAACGCGGCTGTCATGGTCTGGTTAACAAATTCCAGGTGAGCGACAGGAGTTAAATGAATATTTTCCGGTGCGATACGTACCAGGTTAAAAATAGCCGTGCGGTTAACACCCAGAACGCCTGGCTGATTGCGCAGGATGTTGCTCCATGATTTCCATGGTTCTTCTTTTTTGGTCACGATTTCTTTAGCGCGACGAAGAATGCTGCCCGGGATCTCGAAGTGGTTGAAGTCCATAGGCAGAAGGGCACACGCAATCTCTAAATCGAGAGTGTCCAGTGTGTGGTGTGCGTCAGGTCCACGGTCAGTGACGTAACCGCCGTCGGCATTAGTGCCGGAATCAGTACGCTGCACACTACTGATGCGATTACCGGCGGCCCATTCGCGAACGAGGATACCGCGGTCGATGTGATCTGTAGCGAACCACAATTTCAAAAACTGGATTAAGGTTGCGAGTTCAGGGATTTTTCCATCGACAGGGAAGACTTTCTTAACGGCATTCACGACTTTATGAATATCGTGCTCAATGGCTTTTTTGAATGCTTCCACATTCTCAGCTGCCAGCAGCAGGTTCTGGACGTACGCGTCATCGGTGTCCATCTCAAGGCGGACAATCTCATTTTTCTGCCCTGCGTCGATGTGATAGAGATATTCACCATCACCGATGAACTGAGCCAGTACGCGCTGGCGGAATGGCAGGGTGGCAACAACGATCAGGTTCGGTTGCTGTGTCTGCTGGGATTGCTCTTCGGTATCGACTTCACCATCAACGACGCCACCTTCTGCCCGGCCGTTCTCGTCGGTCTGGATACCGTCCTCAACAGTGAGATCTTGACCCGTTGTAACGTCAGCAGCGTTGCTGGTTTCAGTTTTGAGCAACTGCAACTTACCACTGCGCCAGTCTTCTACCAGTTGATTGCGGTCACCGGCATCGGTGTTCACCCAGTCAGACATGAATGCAGCGATCAATCTTGGTTCGTGCTCTTCGTCGGGTGTGAAAATGTCCTTAACCGCCCGAATCATTTTCCACTCAGCATTCAGGCTGAGTTTGGCGGTCGCGGGCACATCGTTCCTTGCCACAAGCAGGCTATGGAGATATGTATTGCCTTCATCCAGTGACATTTCGCTGGCAGCCAACTGCTGCTCTTTAGTGACGTGGGTTTGGTATTTATCGTTCATCAGATGGACGGCAAAGCGGACCGCTGGAGTACGGTTTTCAACCGGGACAATTTCGGACGCAGTCGCATCTTCAACGATTACGGTCGGAGTAGGTGTGTAGGGGGCGTCAACGGAACCAGTAGACACACCAGCGGCTTTTGGCAGCCAGGTGCGCCCATCGTCCTGAAGCTCGTAGCGATCACACCAGGTAAAATCAACTTCACCTTCTTTCGGCAGGCCGTCGACAACTGGGAAATCAGTGCGAATCGGTTTGGCGTAGTCCTTACCCCGACCTGTTTCGATACCTGCATCTTCCAGCGCAACATCCAGCATCAGATTGGCGCGAGCCTCGGTTTTAGCAGTGAACCAGACCACTGCATCTTGCTTTCCGGATTTCTGAGTGGCTTTAACCACATTAAAGAATTCCATGTGAGATCCTCATTTTTGGGTGTTAGAATCCCCGGACCATTGATAGCGCCCATTGGGTTAACTTTGGTTTTAATGTTGTTTCCGGTGTAACTTTGGTCGGTGAGGCCGGACATGGCGGGCCCACTTCGGTGGGCTTTCGCTTAACTGACGGCTACGATCGCCTCATTCATAAAATCTTGCTTGTATGTACGGTAGGTTCCCCAGCCGGCGTAATCGCTATCGCTGATTTTGAGTACCAGCAAGCTGATCTCCTCAATGGCGCAGTGCGGGCAATCAAACTTGCCAAGCACATAGCCACCGTCGAGAATGACTGTTGTTTCACCGTTTGTAGTTGAGTGAATAACGCCTGATACTTTCTTCTCGCAGTTGAATGCAGCCACTTCTTTATTCACTGCTTTCAGGTTCATTTCGATTTTTACGATTTCCATAAAATCTCCAGTTGTTAAATTAAGGGTGTAAGAAGCCGCGCCAAATTAATGGCGAATTTTTCATTTCATATTTCAGGACTGCTATTTAACTTTCGTGCGCCATCTGGTCGTATTCAGCGCATTGCTTAGAGCAATATTCTTTTTCTTTCTGTGCCAGTTGCGAACCGTTGAGATAGAGCAAGGTGCTCTTTACTTCTGCGCCTTCTTCAACAGGCTTGTGGCAATAACCACATTCTTTTTTCATCACCTGTCCTTAAAGTGTTTTGGCAACTCTCCGTTAATGGCTGAGGCCATTCCCCAGACCGTTCAGATAAACTTCAACCAGCAAATCCCTGGTGTAAGTCATCTCAACGCCGCGATGCAGATACAAACGACCACGAGCATTAGCTGATGCCGTCCAGGTTGAATCCTTGTGTTTGACGAGCATCCCCGGCTGAACTGCGCCGCGGTTTACTGTCTGTGTACCGTAGTGCTGGTTTACCATGATTTCCTCTTGGCCTTATCGCGGCGAACGGAACGGTTAATACAAGACTTCAACGCATTTATTCAGTGTTTCAATGGGCGGTGGATGGCCGCCGGTTGTCATAACTTGAGCCACTCGTAAATGACTCCAGGTATGAAAAAGCCGCTGGTTAGGCGGCTATTGAGGTTCGCGCGGCTTGTGGTCGAATCGGTGCCACCCGTCAGTTAATTCAAATGGAGCATAACTTTCCCGGCGCTCAGCGAACCCAAGCTCAACAGACAGAGCGTGCAGCTCATGCCGACGCTTAATCTGTTCCATCGCAATCCAGTCAGCATCGGCATTGCGCTTTTGAGCTTGCTTCGGCGACAGGTCTAAACTGTTTATTTCACTTAGTTTCTGCTGACGCTTGATGTCCTGTTTCATATTGCGAAGCGCATTTATCATTGAGTCGATGCGCTTGATGTCGTCGATCATCCCCTTACCCTCTGTCGTTACCCGCTGATGCGGGAGAAATGCTTTGGCGATGTGGTAGGTGGGAGACCCATTTCGACCCGATTCGGCCTACTTATCTTCGGCAATAGCTCCTCGGGCCTCGCCGCTTTACGTGCGACATATTCCCGTCCATGAACCCTTCACCACATCCCATAACATTCCCTGTATTGGTCAGCGCCAACTCCCTGCCAGTGTTGCCCGTTCTCACGCCGTTCTCGCTCTCGCGCGGGGATACTCTCTCACCGACCGGATCGCACCCGGTGATACAGCACGTTTACGTGTAGGGGTCTTAACAGGTCATTGACGCTGTAAATCTGCATGTTGTTAAAAAGCAGGCGACTTGCTGTCCGCCGCTGGCTAACTTCGCTCAGCTGTCGATGTTTCGTTTCGATGAGCTGATTATTAACTAATGGTTATTTTCAGTCAATAACCATTGGTTAATTATTTTGCCATTGGTTATTAAGGTTATGATTTATTGGTTAATTTAGTTCTGTTATGGATTTGTGCAGTACGTGCTATGCTGCAAAAAACATCAGGAGGTAGCTATGGAACGAGATGAACGTGCAGATGAACGAATGGCCTTCATGGCTGGAGAGGTTGGGTGCGTAGTGTTCGAGCTGGTTTATAACGGAATTGAAATCAATAAGGACAACATTGTGGGATTTCTGGAAGGGAAGCGCAAAGCCGTAGGAAACGTGATCCATAAGGGGATGCTACGGGATGCGGCTGAGATGGTACGGAAGGGCAAATAAAAACCCGGCGCGGTGGCCGGGTTAATAATGTTCTAGGCGATCTATTTGACTCTCACTTAGCGAGTGAAAATCTTGTTCCGTAATATCAATAATCCTGGGCAGGAGTGCGTCAGCCGTTTCGTGAGCGTCTGGTGCAATCACAGCGATGATTTGAAATGCATCAGCCTTATCCCAGTGACGCGCATATACTATGTAGTTATTGCTCGTTCTGGTTGATTGTCGCATAGCATCAGTCCAAAAACCTTCTCCTGGTGCTTTGAAGTGGATTTTGAGGATGCCGGATGTTTGCGCTGAATTATTACGTTCAAAGCCGCCATTTCTTCCAAGGCGTCCGGATAAAGAGATGCCGTTAAGATAAAGAGATAGTTCTCTGGCAAGCCCTTGTATAAACGCCGAATTATTTAATGATGAATGGATACTAACTCTTGCCATTATCTCCACTCCGAGCCGATTTTTAGCAGCTGGCGTGATGCGGAGAGTGCAGATGAAAATTCCTCTGAGTTACCCTCAACACTACTGCTTACGGTCGGCACGGGTGAGACAAATTGCTCTGCCAGGAGAGCAATGTTTAGATATGCATTTCGCAGATCAGAAACAGAGCGAATTGCTTTGCGTTTTTTTTCATAAACCAATGGCATGTAAGGCTTCCAAGCGCTCGACGTTTCAACTAGAGAAAACACATCGCGTAAATTCTCTATGTGCCCAGTCAGCATTTCAGCCCTAACCTTTAATTCAATGAGAAACTCATTGGTGAAATGAAGATCTTCATCAGAAAGTGTGTTTAATGAATTAACTATTTCATTGCACTCAACTAATTTGCGCTCTACACCTGCAATCGCAATAGAGGCACGATCTAAGGCGTGCTTAACTTCATCAGGATTTTCAGGCATGGCAGACTGTGCCAGTCTCGAGTTAGCTCTGGCAAGTGGGGAAACTATTTGCTGCGCCGCCCTGGAGGCTGCAAGGATATCTGTAGCCTGTAAAGCTAGCGCTTCGATTCCTGTAATCATTTTCATACCTTCATTCTAAGCTTTAGCTTGATTTGCCGCCATCGAAATGACAAATCATAGCCAATCACCAACTATACGCCGACCAAAACACCTTGCCGATCAGACCAGCCGCAGCTTCGCCTCTACAGCAACACTGAATACCAGAAAAGACGTCCGATTATTTCAACATCATCAATATCAGCCTCTTCGTCTGGGTAGGAATCGTTGTTGTAACTGCGGATGATCAGTTTTCCACCTGGCTTACGATACAGCTGTTTAATGCGCTTGAGTTGACCATTCCCGCCATCTGTCTGACCAATGGCATACAGTTTCCCATCAACTATGCGTTTGTTGTTCGTATCGACGGCTACAGTCGTACCATCCGGTATCACAGGTTCCATGCTGTCGCCAGTAGCAGGGAAACACAGGATGCCAGACCCATCTGTGTTAGCTCCAACGCGGCGGAGGGTTGCCTTTGAGAACCTGAGCTTAAAACCATTGTGATCTTCGCTGTGTACGCGTCCATCGCCACACGCAAATTCAATATCCTTAAGAAACGGCACTTCAACCTCGTCAGCAGGAAGCGGTGTGTTTTTATCCCAGGCGTCAACAGTTCCCCATTCAGATTCTGGAGGGATAGATGACTCCCTACGCAGTTCAGGTTCGGGATCATTCCTTCCGTATTCAAGCCACTCAGGCCGTACCCCAAGCCAGCGGCTAAGGGCAAGGATATTGGTTTGGTCTGGTATCGCTGATGCGTTAAGCCATTTCCAGATCCCGGGCTCAGATACAGTAATTCCTTGGGACTTCATAGCCTCTCTGATCCTACCAGCCTGCCCACGACCACCAACGCCAGCATCAAGCAATGCAGCGCGAAGTCTTTTCGAGAATTCTTCTTTTAAATCGTCTTTTTTAACCATTCGTTAATTATCAATTAGAGTTGACATAACTGTCAGTTAAGATATAACCTTAACTCGTAGTTAATATAGTTAACGGAAAACACTATGAACCCAATGCAATTTGCAATCGAAGCTGTAGGCGGTCAAACCGCTGCTGCTCGCCTGTGTGGCCTATCGAACGTTGCTATTCACAAGTGGGTGAAGAACGCGGCGCTGCCTCGTACTGAGTACACAGAGAAAACCAACTATTCGCAGCTTTTGGCTGACGCATCAAATGGGCAGTTTACGGCTGAATGGCTCCGTCAAGCAGCTAACCCTGACCGAATTAAACAAGATTCACATGCCGCCTGACCGGCGGCCATAACCAATTAAATCAGAGGAATTATCGCAAATGGAGACCTTAACGACACGCAACAAAGCGGAGGCACGACGAATTGAGAGCTGGGTGCAGCGTCAAATCGCTGATCTGGGTACCGCCCGGATAGCCGAAGTAGCTGGCATCAACAAATCCACAGTCAGCCGGTGGCGGGAAAACCTGGTACCGAACATGTCGCTGCTGCTGGCCATCCTGATTTCGAACAGGGATGGAGTGAAGGGAGATTTTGAAGCATGAACGCAGAAAGGGCGAAAGCCGCGGTGCGCTAACACCAACGGCTTTCAGGTGCAATAAACGTCAGTCAATTGCGAGGCAATTATGCCAGGTAAATCGAAGAGAGTAAACAAACCGGAGGTAGCACGTGAGCATGTCACTTATGGCGAAAGCAATGGGGGTCAAAGTGGGAAACTCACTGCGTAAGCTCGTCCTGATTAAGTTGGCCGATAACGCCAACGATAAAGGCGAATGCTGGCCTTCGTATCAACATATCGCCGACCAATGCGAATGCAGCAGAACGGCTGTTCGTAACCATATTGATGCGCTTGAAGAAATGGGGCTTATCAGGCGTGAGAACCGTGTTGGCGTCAACAACGGAAAAGGTAACACGTCAAATGTGTATTACCTGAAATTAGATGCCACCCCTATGCCATTAAATTGCACAGGGGTATGCCACGAAGAAGCACACCCTATGCCATCTGATTGCACACCCCCTGTGCCACCAGATGGCACCAGAACCAGTCACTCTTTTGAACCAGTCACTGAACCTAACTCTCTCTCTGGGCGCGATGGTTTTATGAGCGAAGCCGCTAAGCGGCGGATCGGGATTTCACCAAACGGGGAGATTCCATTCCCGCCCCTGTTTAAGCCGTCGGCAGATCACATTGCTATGGCTGCCGAGAAGGGGGTGAGCATTGAAACTGAGCTGCTGAACTTCCGGGACTATCACCTTTCCCGTGGCACGCAGCTAATCGACTGGAATTCGGCTTTCAGAGTCTGGATCCGGAATGCCAGGGTTAACCCGCTGGCTAAGCGTGGTCGTGCCGAGCAGGAAACGCCTCACTGGAACAGCCGCGAGGGATGGGAGGACTTCCTGTGAATAATCAGATTATGCAAGCCGTTAACGGCCGTGATGGTGCGCTACTTTCCAGAATGGCGAACGGAAGTACCGACCAGCAGAAGGTTATCAACCCTGAGGCTGAGGGGCTTGTTGATTCTCTATTTCGGCAGCTGAAGCAGATTTTCCCTGCGTCTACGCAGACAAACCTGAAAACTGACGCAGACGAGAAAACGGCAAAGCGTCAGTGGATCGCAGCGTTTTCAGAGAATGGGATCCGCACCCGCGAACAACTTTCCGCAGGTGTACGGCATGCCCGCGCCAGTGAATCACCCTTCTGGCCTTCTCCGGGGCAATTCATCAAATGGTGCAAGGATAGCGGCACGGTACTTGGCATTGGCCTGGCTGATGTGATGAATGAGTTCCATCGGTATAGCCGCGAAAAAGGGCTGCATACCGGCGGAGCAGAAGCTTTCCCGTGGTCTCATGACGTCATGTACTGGATTGTGACCGATACGCGCAGAGCGATGTACCAGCGCCAGCTGAGCGAGGCTGAAACTGAAAAATACGCGTCAAAAAAACTTGAGGAATGGGCGCTGAAAGTTGCTGGTGGGGAAAAAATACCATCCCCCGTCCTGGCGCTCGAGAATTCTGATGAAGTGATCCCGACAAATCACGTGAGCCGTCAGGCCGGTTATCACCCGGAAGGAAAAAGCTTCGGGTGCATGCCAAACGCAGCGACTCTCGGAGCTCTAACCCCGGCCCAATGGCTTTGGGAAGAGTATCAGCGCGGGAAAGAGAGAGGGCTTATCCAATGAAAGGCAAACAGGCAATTCTGCGTTATCTCGAAACGCACAGGACCTTTACCGCGAAGGATGTGGCCACAGAGTGCGGCATGACCATCAACTGCATCACGAAGAACGCTATCGATCTGGAGCGGGCCCGCAAGATTGTCCGGGTGAGCAAGGTCTGGCGAACGGTGACTTATCGCCTGGCCACGCAGGAAGAGCAGGCCGGTACCGCACGCAGCTGCACCAACGGAATATTTCAGGAGTGCCGGAACAGCCCGGCGATGCAGCGTGTACTGGCGTTTTACGGGAGGGTGTCAGCATGAAACCAGATGTTAAAAAAATCATCGCCGATATCAAGGCGACAAAAGGGAACCGCAAATTTTGTAATGGCCTGGCTGGCACACTCCAGGATGATAATTATGCGTCATCGATTTGCAAATACGTTAAAACCGTAACGCCGGAAAGAATCGATCTCCTGATTGAATATGCTGAAAAACTTGAAGCCGAAGTCACAGACATGGCAGTACAGCTCGCTAACGCCGAGAGCAAGTGCAGGGAGCTGGCGGCGGAGAATGCGGGGCTGAAAGGCACTCTATCAGCAGTGATTGACCGCAGTAACGAGCCTGATTATCAAAGCATCGGAATGGGCTGTGGTGTTGAGGATAACGGTCTTCAGACTGACGGTTATAACGCCTGTGAATATGGATGGCTCGAAGCAATGGATCGCATTTACTCAGAAGTTATTCCAGACACTATTCCTGAAACCCCAGCAACCGACGCCTTCCTGGCTGAAGTGAAGACTGAAGCACGCAAGGAGGGAGCTTACTTTGTGGCGAACAGAATGCTGGCTGCCTGGGAAGCTGGTTTTATTGATGATACTGCAAAGAACGCCGCGGATATTGCCAGGATGATTCTTACCTCTACTGAGTTTATGGCTAATGCGCCGGAAGGCGATTTTGACCGCTCATTCTCTGATGGCGTTCTCGAAGATATCGCCGCCCAGCTTCGCAAAGGAGGCAACCAGTGAGCGAGATTAATTACCAGGCTCTGCGTGAAGCGGCGGAGAAGGCGACGAAAGGCCGGTGGGCTGTTGAGTTCGACGATGAGATTTACTCCACTGACGGCGTGAACCATGAGCAAATAGCCATGGTATTCAGTGAAAACGAAGCGCGTGATGCTGCATTTATCGCCGCAGCCAACCCCGCCACCGTGCTGGCGCTGCTGGCATCGCTGGAAGCCGCAGAGAAGCGCATTGCAGAACTGGAAGCGCGTGCATTCAATCCTGCAATTCTGGATGTGATAGCAGAGCGCCAGCGGCAACAATCGGTTGAGGGGTGGATGCCAGAGCATGATGACGAACACTGCAACGGGGAACTGGCAATGGCGGCGGTTTGTTACATAAACGAAACAGGAACTGTTAACCGCAATGGTGGCAAGCCGTGGGGGTGGCCTTGGGATGCTTCATGGTGGAAGCCAAATGCCCGCCGTCGCAACCTGGTAAAAGCAGGGGATTTAATTCTGGCTGAAATCGAACGCATAGACCGCGCCGCTGGCATCGGTAAGGGGGAGTGATGCTTCAACATCAAATGCAGCCAACATTTAACACCTGCATGGCTACCTGCGTTGCAATGGTTGCCGGTCAATCTGTCGATGAGGTAGTGGAACGCTGGCATCAGAAATTCCACGACAAAACAGACTGGCTCGACGACGCGCTGGATTATTACAAAATCCCGTATTTTTACGGAAGCCAGCGCAAGGCCGAATTGCTTTACGGGTTTATTTACTTCCTGACCGTTCCGTCACTGAACATCAAAGGCGGCCTGCATCAGATTCTGATGTCGTTAACGGCAGAACGCGGCATAGAAGTATTTGACCCGGCAATGGGTCGGCCAGGATCAAAATATTACGTTTGGGGTGAAGCGCAGAACGATGATCAATTCGGCGTTATCTCCTGGTGCGTCGATTTATCGGTTCCGGTAGTGCAACAGAAAGGTGAGGACTAACCCATGAGCACTATTACCAAAGAACGTATTGAATTGTTCATTAAAAATCCGCTTGAAAACGGGCTTACCCGTGGTGAACAAATGGAACTGGCACGGATTGCGCTGGCATCGCTCGAAGCGGAGCCGGTGGCGTGGTTGCTGTCAGGAGGCGGGGCAAAAAACAACGTCAGCTTCGATAGTGGCAATGCTTATGCCGACCCGCTGCGAGAAGTAACGCCGCTTTACACCGCCCCGCCAGCGCCGGTATCTGTGCCCGCTGCGATGGAAATGGATGATGACTTTGACAGCGCGTTTGAACACGGAAAAGCTGTCGGCTGGAACGCCTATCGCGCCGCCATGCTTCAGGCCGAACCTGTAAGTAATAGTGATGAGTTACCGCTGGACTATCTGCAAGGACACAAAGACGGCCTGGAGTGGGCTGCACAATTGGCAGAAGCCAATCATCCGCAAACAGGTGACTGGTTGTACGATGACCCAATCGATCTTGCCAGGGCGATTCGCAAAGGTCCGGATATGCCTACTGTTCAGGGTGGCAACTCTCCGGTGATTCCTGATGGTTGGGTGATGGTGCCAGAAGATCCAACCCATGAAATGCTTGAGGCTGGTGATGAACAATTCGGAACTTACAATGTCTATCGCAGGATGATTGAAGCAGCGCCGAAGTTAGAGTGATTCTTGATAATCATTTTTCAAAAGTGATGTTATAATCATGTCATCGGAGCCTGAACAACTTCGATGACTTCTTCGCATTTAAGGGGACTTAAATGCGACAACAATCTGAACTCCTCACCTTGTCACAGATGCAGAAATGCACCTGCGATTTTCTGCATTCTGCGGTTTCCGTCAAGGAGGCCGTATGATTATCCCCAAAGACGGCATCAAGCTACACCGTGGAAATCTTGGTGCTATCACTCAGCATCTGAAGCCACTTCTCGAAAACGGTGAGTGCTTCCGGCTCCAACTCAAAGACTGGCGCGAGAAGAGAAGCCTTTCACAAAATAGTCTGAGCCACGTTTGGTACAAGGAAATAAGCGACTACCTGATCAAGTCTGGGCGCACTGACGCAACGCCTGCATGGGTAAAGCGAAACCTCAAAAAAACTTATCTGGGTTATGAAGAGGTTGAGTACACCGATTTCGTCACCGGAATTAAGACGATTGAATTAGAACTCCGCCACACGTCCGATCTGGACACTGGCGACATGCACCATTTCATGTGCCAGGTGGAAGGCTGGTGCGCTCAGTTTGGCCTGGTGCTCACAATCCCTCAAAGCAGCGAATTTCAGGTGCTGCGCGATAAGCAGGAGGCCTGATGTCAACTCCACTTTCCCGCGTCATCACAAACGAAATCTTTCGCGTTCCGGCGCGCCGCAAGCCTAAGCCCGCGGTTAAGCCGTCCGATATCCCGACCCTGAAAGACTACACCGCCCGCCTGGTGGATCAGAAATGGCTGCGTCTCGCGGCGAGGAGAAAATCTGCATGAGCATGTATCAACGCATTAATGGCGCTGACTGGCGCAATATTTTCGTCGTCGGCGATCTGCATGGGTGCTACACGCTGCTGATGAATGAGCTCGGAAAAGTTTCGTTCGACCCTGCGTGTGATTTGCTGATTTCGGTTGGAGACCTTGTTGACCGCGGCGCGGAAAACGTCGAGTGCCTGGAGCTGATTACTATGCCTTGGTTCCGGGCTGTGCGAGGAAACCATGAGCAGATGATGATTGATGGGCTATCGGAGTATGGGAACGTCAATCACTGGTTGGCAAATGGTGGCGGCTGGTTCTTCAATCTCGACTATGACAAAGAAGTGCTGGCTAAGGCTCTGGTTCACAAAGCAGCTGAGCTGCCACTCGTCATCGAGCTGGTTACCGCTGAGCGTAAAATCGTTATCTGCCACGCTGACTACCCGCATAACGAATATGCGTTCGATAAGCCCATCCCGAAAGATATGGTCATCTGGAATCGTGAGAGGGTTAGCGACGCACAGGACGGCATTGTATCGACGATAGCCGGTGCTGATCTGTTTATCTTCGGCCACACCCCAGCGCGCCAGCCCCTGAAGTATGCCAACCAGATGTACATCGACACAGGAGCGGTGTTTTGCGGAAACCTCACGCTGGTTCAGGTGCAAGGTGGTGACCATGAGTAAAACCTACCGCAGCAAGAAGTGGCTCGCCGCAGTCGGGCAGATCGAACGTTGTGTTCTTTGTGGCGCATGGGGAACGCAGGTGGCACACCGGAACGAAGGGAAAGGCATGGGATTAAAAACTGATGACTGTGCGACAGCTGCGCTCTGCGTTTGCTGTCATGACAGCATTGATAACGGGAATAAGCTGAACAGGGAAGAGCGCCGGCAGCTTATGGATCGCGCGATTGTTCTGACAGTGATTGAAGTTGCCCGCCGCGGGCTGGTGGTGCCCGCATGAAAATTTACGAAATTACGCCGATTGGCAAGCCCAGGATGACTCAGCGTGACCGATGGCATAAACGGCCAGCAACGGCAGAGTACTGGGCTTACAAAGAACAGGTCAGGTTGCTCGGCATCCGTCTGCCTGAGTCCGGATATCACGTCACGTTCGTTATCCCCATGCCAAAGAGCTGGAGTAAGGCAAAGCGGGCGCAATATGTCGGCAAGCCACATCGACAAAAGCCGGACAAAGACAACCTGGAAAAAGCTTTGCTGGATGCAGTGTTTGACGAGGATAGCCATGTCTGGGACGGACGGGTTACCAAAATCTGGGGAGAAACCGGGCAAATCATTATTGAGGAGGCCAAATGAAGCCAGAAACGCTTGAGATACTCCGCGCGCGCTGGCAGCGCCTTCGCATTTATCGCTACCGGGGATCGGTGCTGGTGGATTATCGCATTCTTCGTAATTTTGTTCGTATCTATCATTCAGCAGGAGCAGCCTAATGAACCTCGAAAACACCGTGAAATATCACTTCGCCAAGTCGACGCTTATTAGCGACTCTCCACGCGCCACTGGTTCAGATTCGCTGACCGGGACGGATGTCATGGCGGCGATCGGAATGACACAGAGCCGGGCTGATCTCGGGTTCAGTGCATTCCTCGGTAAGATGGATATCAGCGATTACGATCGCGAGCGAGCAATTGACCTGCTGACCAAATATGCAATTGAGCACTGCGATAAGGTTGCCGCCTTACGCAAGCTTGAGAGCGATGTTAAGCCAAAGGTAATGCAAGTTCTCGCAACTTTCGCCTTTGCTGATTACTCCCGGAGCGCCGCCAGTACCAGAACGTGCGACTGCTGCAATGGAAATAAGTTTGTCGAAGCTGAAGTAATGACGATGAAGCATATCGGACAGCCACACCTTAGCGAAAAAAGAGAGATGGTTAAGGTGCTTTGCCACAAATGCAAAGGGAAGGGTGCTCTGACCAACGCATGCCAGTGCAATGGCAAAGGAACAGTATTAGACAAAGAGAAAACTATTCTACAGCGCGGAGTTCCTGCATATAAAACCTGTACGCGCTGCAATGGGCGTGGTTATGCCAGATTGCTACCTGATAGCGTCCGTAAATACATCTGCGTAACGGTGATGGATATACCTGAAACCACGTGGCGCAGGTCTTACAAGGATTTTTTCGAAAGTCTGGTAGGTGAGTGCATCAAGCAGGAAGAGTACGCAAACCAGATGTTGAACAAAGTCACGCGATAG